TAATATGCCAATCGTAGCATCAAGAGGGGGCACATATACGCCAGCCCCGGAAGGGAATCACGACGCAGTGTTCTGCGACGTTGAGGATCTCGGCGTGGTGGAAACGCAGTACGGAAAGAAGCATCAGATTCGCCTGGTATGGCAGATCGCCGAAAAGATGGAGGACGGGCGGCCGTTCACCATCGGCCGGCGTTACGGACTGAGCCTGCATGAGAAAGCAGCTCTGTTCAAAGATCTGAAATCCTATGCCAAAAAGGCGCCACCGCAGAATCTGGATCTGGAAACCTTAATTGGTAAGCCGTGCCAGATCCTTGTGACACATGCGGAGCGTGATGGCTCTACATACGCAAACGTGCAGGCGGTACTCCCTGCCGGAGCGAACAAAATCAAAGTCGACAAGGACTTCGTCAGGAAATGCAATCGCCCTGGCGCAGCGAAACCAGCCGTCGTCGAGTTAGATGCCGACGGGACGCCCGTGCCGTTCTGAGCACTTGGCCGGGGTGGGCAATCCCCACCCTGGCCAGAAAGAATACCAAAATGGAAATCCTAACTTTAGTAGTTCAAATCGTATTCCCCACAACCGCAGTCGTGCTGGCTCTTATGACCATGCGACTGATTAAGGATTGGCAGTAATGGCTGCGTTAATTGCCACGGCAAAGACGGAGTCGTCGCACTATTACCTAGCGTCGGGTGAGTCGTGCCACGGTGATCTGCGATCTGCCCGAAAGGTAGGGGCGTTTCCGTCCGTGACCACAATTCTCGGAGCTGCTGGCCCCAGCAAACAGGGGCTGATGAACTGGAAGGAGGAGCAGGCTATTCTATCCGCCCTGTCCTTACCACGGAATGATGGCGAGGCCGACAGCGACTTTGCCAAGCGTGTTGTATTGGACAGTCGCAAGGAGGTTGAGGCCGCTGCTGCCCGCGGGACGCACATTCATTCCCTGGCTGAAATCATAATTAACCGCGAGGATCCGGGCGACTTAATCAAAGGCTACGAACAACACTATGCCGGTCTGAAAGAGTGGCGGGAATGTTGTGTTTCAAAAGTGCACGTGAATGAGGCTGTGTTGGTGAACGAGGCCGAAGGCTATGCAGGGCGAGTGGATTTGATCTGCGACATTCACGGCGAGATCGAGGTGGTTGATTTTAAGACCCGCAAATTTAAGACGGATGCAAAAGGCGTCTCAAAAGCCACCGGGTATGAAACTGACATTTTACAGCTCAGTGCCTACGCGTACGCCTTTACGGACGAAGGCATGGCGTGCCGGAACATTTTGATTGATCCAGTCACCGGCCAGTTGCAGGACATCAAGTATACAGCCGAACAAGTTGCCCAGGCGTTTGAGGCGTTCACGTCCATCTGCAAGGTGTGGCGCTGGCTGAAGAAGTATGACCCGCGGGAGGTGCGCTGTGATTGAGTTACTACCCGAACAATCCACGCACGAGCAGCTGCTGAACCGCGTGCGATCGCTGGCACGTGAGTTGGCGGAGGCAAAGGCTGCGTTGGCGGCTGCGGAAGGCCGTGAGAACGATCTGATTGATCGCATAAGGGCAGGGCTATGAGAGCGCTTTGCAACGTAGTGCTGACCTTCTTGGCGTTCTTTGGCTTTCCCGCCACGCAGGCGTCGAACGTGATGATCGACATGCGGCCGGACGCCAAAAAGATTGACGTAAAAAAAATTAAGGTGCGGATCACTGGCTATTGGCCAGGGGAAGATGAGTGGAGCAGCCGCTATCAGTCGAGCACTGGCACCAAGTTGCGGGCTGGTCGTCACTGCGCCGTCGATCCCGACATAATTCCGCTGTGGAGCAAAATCCGCATCCTAAACGGAAAGCGTGAGTGGGTGGCCGTGGATACCGGCACAGCCGTGAAGAGCAAGAAGGCGAGCGGCGGTAAGCTGCCGGTAGTGGACGTATTTGCTGCCAGCGAAAAGCAGTTTAACGCAATGCGGTTGCCGAAGGTGGCGATGGTGGAGGTGATGAAGTGAGCACGACTGCCGCGAGGCTCGCCTCTAAGCGCAAACGGGCTATGAAACTTGGCGACACACGGCCGACGTTTCGCCGCTTGGGCGTGATCGCCGGAATGCTGCGCCGGGATCTGACGCTGCCGAGCTGTGCCAGGTTGGGCGTTAAGCTCGAATGTAGCTACAAGACCATCCAGCGGGACATAGATCTGCTCCGTGACTTCTTTGGCTATCCGCTGGAATACGACGCCAGCAAGTACCACTACAAACTGGCGGGGCCGCTGCCGAAGGCGGTGCTGTGAGCCTAGCCGATCTCCTAACCATGTTCTCCGCCCGCGTCATTGGTACTTACACGCCGGAGCAATACGCAGACTGTGTGCGAGAGGCCCGTGCTAATCGCCACAGGTGGGGAATGGGGCAGTGGTAGTCAAATAAAGGAATAAAATGAAATACGAAATTAATTATGATCAACTAAAAGAAATGCTGAAACTGCAAAGTGAGTGTTGTGATGCGTTAGATAAACTTTCAGACATTGGGATTGAATTAGAGGGCATGAAGCTACGCATACCTCAAAATTATGCTTTGCTAAATCTTGTGTTGGATGTTTTGGGGATTCAAATGGATGGGTTTGTGAGGTTTGAAAAAGATAATCCCAAGCTAAATACCACAGATCTCTGTAAGCAGTTTTCAAAACAAATCAAGAATCAGCCATATTCATTTTCTAGGGATAATCTGATATTCGAGTGCTTAAAATATCTTTCGACAAACAGATTTGATGAATGCCTTAAATTTATTATTGAGTCAGCGTCAGAGCAACAAAACAACAAAAAATAAGGAGAAAATATGGACAGAAGCTTAATAAAACTAAACGAAACGCTTGAAAAGATTAACGAGAACCTGGTCTTGTTAAAGGACGCAATATCATCTGGTGTTGTCGTAAAAAATGATTTGTTAAATGTTCTAGTAACTCAAGCTTCCGACGAAACTTATAATGTAAGACTCCATGATTTAGAGGAGGCGGGTAAACTTGATGTTGCAGTATGTAATTGTGTTCAAGTCGACACAAATACTTGAATGTCCGTAAAGCGTTTAACCTGGCATCTTGCCGTTCTCGAACGTGCGAAGAAGAATTTGCTGAAGAAGCAGTACGATGCAGTACGCACCCGGCTGGATCTGGCCGTTCTTATGGCCACGGAAATGCTCAAGCAGGCCGAGGGGTTTAAGGCGAAGGCAATGGAAGCCAAAAATACGAAGGCCCTTGGAACAAAGGAGATCAAATGATCGCACCCCTACCACCAGCAATCGAAGCGATCCATCGAAACGGAGCCGCTGAAGGTGAGCGCAACACGCAACTATTTAAGCTGGCGTGCCAGTGGCGCGACCAAGGGCTGACTGAATTCGACGCAACGACCAACGCAGAGGAATGGGCCTACAAGGTAGGGCTATCGCAGAACGAGGCCGTCAGTGCGGTTAGATCCGCGTTCAGCAAACCAGCCAGGGAGGCGTGGAAGCCAAAAGCTAAGTATGCCTATCAGAACGGGGCGATCGTTCGTGAAGATCTTCCGATACCACCGATGCCGATCAGCGTGGAGAGTGGGCCGGTCGACAAATTCCTGACTACCTGCTTCGACGTAGGTGATTATATTAATATCTGTAGATCAATTAAGGATAAAGACGGTCGCGAGCGCCCGGACGGTGCAGGTGAGACGCGAAGTCGAGAGGAATGGCTTGAGCTGTTTAAGGGCGACGGTTTAAAGGAATGGCAAGGCGATGCAGTAGGCGTCTACGTTTCCATTAACGCTAACAACGGAAAGAATCGGAAAGCGGAGTCGATCGTCAAATACCGCCACTGCCTGATCGAATTCGATGAAAGTACGATGGCTGAACAGTGGGCCATTATTAAGCGCAGCGGGTTGCCCACGTCGTCTATTATTAAAAGCGGATCACGAAGCTTGCACGCATGGGTGGAGATTAGAGCAGCCAATGCCAAGGAGTTCGCTGAACGTGTGGACTTTATTTACAAGCACCTAGAGCACAGCAAGCCCGATCCTGCCAATAAGGACGCAGGCCGTTTGTCGCGGTTGCCAGGTGCGATGAGGACGGCCACAGGATTGCAGCAGGAGTTAGTCGAGTGTGGCGCACCCACTTTGACTTACATGGAGTGGATGGAGCGCACGATTTACGGTGATATTCCCGAGCCGTATAGCTGGGAGCAGTTAGTCAATTTCAAGGAGGATGCCGACATAACCCAACTACTCGGCAAGCGGTGGATTTGCCGTGGCGGATCTGCGTTGTGGGTGGGTAGCAGTGGCCTTGGTAAGAGCGTGCTGTGTTTACAAGCCGCAATCACCTGGGCGGCCGGGCGTGATCTCTTTGGCATATCGCCACACGGCAAGCCATTAAAGTCGCTGATCGTGCAGGCGGAGAACGACGAGGGAGACGTGGCAGAGGCGTTGCAGGGCATTCTAAAGGCGCTGGATCTGACGGCAGAGGAACTGGATCGTGTTAAGCAGAACATTGTGATCGTTCGTGACTGCACGTCCACGGGTGAGCGGTTTGTCGATAGGATGCGTCGCCTAGCTGAAAAGCATAAACCAGATTTAGCCTGGGTAGATCCGTTACTCGCGTTTATCGGTGGCGACTTATCCAGCCAAGAGACTGCCGGTGGCTTTTTGCGTAATTTGCTTAACCCTCTTGCCCTATCTGGCGGATTTGCTTGGATGCTTATGCACCATACGCCAAAGCCAACACGAGACGGCAGTGGTTACCAAGGGCACGACAAGGCGTACAGCGGATTTGGATCGAGCGAGCTGACGAATTGGGCAAGAGCCGTTTTAATGCTGTCGCCTTGTGGCCAGGATGATCAAGGAACGTACACCTATAAGCTGGAAGTAACCAAGCGCGGGAAGCGGTCTGGCTTGCGTCCTGGCGTTACTGCGAGCGATTTTATAGCCAGCAAGACGCAGCCGTTAGTTCATCTAAAGCATGCCGACAAGGGGATGGCGTGGATTGAAGTAGGCGCGCCTGAAAAGTCAGTTGGCAGAAAGGCTATGTCGATCGATTGGGGCAAACTACCCCAAGGGGCTAAATACAGCCAAGTGGTCGCATTTGTACAACAGGCCACCGGGTTGCAGGAACGGCAAGCGAAGGCCCGTGTGAAGCAGGCTAAAGAGGACGGTTTAATCGAAGAAACTGAGGCTGGTTTATTCAGCAAAAAAGTGACAAATGAGCCCTTTTAACGTTAGTGCAGTAACCCTTATTGCACTAGTGCAGTATTGCGGAGCATGTAGGTGCAGTAATAAAGGCCCTTTAGGGCCTATTATTGCACTAATGCATTACAC